AAGACAATCACGTTTTAAAATTTTAGTAAAAAACCAGTTCGTTAGAAGGTCTAGTTTAGTGTAAAAAGTAATCATAGCAATAAAATCACCTAAACCTTCTAACTTTTGATCTGGTTTGTACCGTTCCATTTAGCGATAAATATCAATAATTTGTCACTCCTTGGAACTGACCGTTGTACAGCTCATCTGGGATGGGGTTTTTGATCATGTAAAATTGACCAACTCGAGCATTTTGTTCGATAAGAATCATGTCTGATTCTACGAACATGGTAGTTCCCATTACATCGGTTTCGAATCCTGGGTCCCAGATGGGGCTATTGATTTTGGCTCCACCTCGATAAATCGAGGAACGAGATGTAATAAATCCAGTAGCAGTTTCTGGAATTTTTACTCCCTCGTTAAAAGTAAGGGCATAAACGCCTTTGGGGAGGCGATAAAAGTCCTTACCATCAATTTTAGTTGTTTTTACTTCTTCGAAGTTCATAGGGTCTACAACAGTTTTGTCTTTGTAAACTACAACTCCTCCAAAGATTCGCTCAACTTTAGCGACTGACAAATCTACACCTACCTGATTAATTTTGTGGTAATCAGTTGTCAGTTTTAGGTGGGGTTCTATTTGTTTTCCTGTAAGCAACATATTCTTAGATTTGGTGTCCTCCGTTATTGATTTTAATTGAATCGAAGAACTCTTTACGTGCTTGATTAGCATTGTCCATAAATACTCCACTTGCTTTAGTAGTAACCATTGAAGCGCCTTGGTGTTTTACACCTCTACAAGATACACAGTTATGGCTCGCAACAATTGTTACAATAACACCACGATTACCTTCACAAATTTTATCTACTGCTTGGTGAATTGCTGCAGTGAGTTGTTCTTGAATAGCACCTCTACGTCCGAAATGTTCTACAATACGGTTCAATTTACTTAAACCAATAACACTTCCACCTTCACCTACTACATAACCAATATGAACTACACCTCCAATTGTTTGATGGTGGTGTGAACACATTGAAGTAAGAGGAATGTTGCGTTCAATAACAATTCCATCATAACCATCACTGGGGAAAGCTGTAATATCTGTCATGCTATCGTAACGTCCTTTCCACAAATCAAACACGTAAGCTTTAGCTACACGGCGAGGTGTGTCTTGTGAATTCGGATCATCACGCCAATCACATTTCAAAGCGTCAAGAAACTTACCATACGCTTCTGCTGCTTCATCTACCATTGACCATTTTTCTTTTTCAGTAAATGGATAACCTGGAGCAACTCCATTGGCATAACCTTGTTTTACAACTTCTAAATTTAATCGTAAACCTTCTTTATTTATCATTGTCTTTATTTTTTTCTTCTTCTAATTTTGTAAATTGTCTTGCTGTTGCAGCTGCAACAACTGCTATTTGTAGCCAAAGTGATTTTATTTCATCTTGAACCTTATTCATAATATAATGAAGATAAGCTATTGAACCAAGTAAAATAATTCCTATTAACACTAAAATTTCTTCTATCATAATTTTGATTCAGGTATTTTAAACATTCTTTTTACTTGTTCTGAAATGGGAATTGGAACACCTTCTTCATCTACTCTAACAAAAGTCATATTTGTAGCTAATAAAATAACTTCATCACCTCTAAATACATTATATCCTCTTGCCTCAATATTAAAAGTAGCTGATGTATTTCCTACTCTTACCATCTCACCATATATTTTAACAAGTTGTTTTTCTTTAGCTGGTTTTAAAAATACACATTTATCCATAGCAATAGTAATCATGTTTTGACTTCTACATTTTTCCATTGCATAGGCAGCAACAGCAGCATCTATCCAGCTAAGCAATTTGCCGCCGAATAGATTACCGTGAAAGCCTAAATCTGATTTTTTAACTGGGTGGGTTGCTAGTAAGTCCATTAAACAGCTCTTTTAGTATCGTAACTTATAATATGATCTCTACCAGTCCAATTGTAACCCATCTCAAATGCTTTTTCTAATGAAATTGGATATTGCTTAATCAATTCTTCTCTAGTATCACCTGCAGGCATTAACCATGTTTTGTTTTTAGGAATATTCATTTCAATCCTAAATGCCTCAATTTCTTGAATATTTTCTTCAGTACCATCATAAACTGGTTTGTAATGATAGTCTGTGTGGTAATCTAAAGTTTTACGAATTGCTTCTTTATTCAAACGAAGTTTGTTGTGTTGGTCAATCATTTTCTGATCTACGAGCTTACCCATTGGTGTTTCAACATTAAGAGCAGGAATAGAATTAGCAAACTTTGGAGATAAAGATACCAATCCAAACGGGTAATCGGTTTCAACAAAGTGGCTACCTTCTGTTTCAATGGTTATGCATATACCACGTTCATGAGCAAAGTGAGTTAATTCATTACAAAGATCAGGTTGCATAGTAGGTGAACCACCAGTCAACATCATTTCTGTAATTTCAGGATTTTCATCATAAATTTTAATAATGTCATTAAATGTATAAATGCCTTTTTCAGGGTGAATACTTGTGTACCAACTATCACACCACCCACCTGCACCAAACCAACATCTGTGAGTACAACCTGTTGTTCTAATTGCTACTGTTGGACGACCTTGTCTTGAACCTTCGGATTGCACACAGGTATAAACCTCAAGTACAGGTAATTTTTTATTATAGTCAAGAATGCGTCCGGGTTTTTTATCTTCTTTTGTCATTAGAATTCGTATTTTGAGTTTGATTGGTAAGACATTGATTGATAATCTTTTTCTTCGTAGCTAGCTGAGTTGCGTTCGTGTTCGTAAACTTCTACTTTACTTGCTTTTACTCGACCATTTGTTTCTTCTCTTAAGAATCTGTTGATTTTATAGTATAAGAACTCAGCAAATCGTTCACAACCAACACTAGGAACAACACGCAATTGAATTACTCCATCTTCATCCATTTGTTTAAATGTAGGTAAGTATGGATCATCTTGAGCCACAATTGTTGTGTGATCTAACAAGTAAGCAAAATAATCTTTAGGCATCATTCCATCAATAGTATGAGTTGCTCGTTTCATTCCACCAAAATCCCAAACCCAGTTTCTATGATCTAGATCACCTTCAAACCATACTCTAAAACTAACTGCGTATCCATGCAAGAACCTACAATGAGTTCCTTCTGCTTTCCATTGACGGAAACAAGCTGAGTATCCATCAAATAATTTAGTTGATTTAAATGTTTTCATATACATATAATAATAAATTTTTTAATTATTTCCAATAAATTCCTTTTTGATGTCTGTTTCCTCCGTCTTCATCGTCCATTCCATAACCAAATAACCATCTTTCGTCTTTTGGTGGAAGAGATAGGATACACATTTCTTGTTTGTATTTTTCGTTGTATTTTTTCAACGCAAAAATACCTTCAACACTGCGAGCATTTTTATATTCATAGTGAACTTTCAAGTACTCATAAGTGATTCCACTGTCTAAAATGTCATCTACTAAGTAAACGTGTTTGTCTGTTACGTCTACTCTGCTGTCTAACAACATTTTAAAACCAGTATTTTCTACACCATCGTAACTTTTACAATTTACAAAATCACAAATAACATTATAATTTTGCATTTCACGAACTAAATCATTATAAAACATAAACCCACCTCGCATTACTCCTATCATTACGATAGGAGTAGTGGGGTTGTGCCTTGTCATTAATTTTTCAGTTATTGATAGAACACCAGCTCTTATTTGATAAGGGGTGAGTAAAGTTTTCATACTAATTCTTCCCAAATACCAATTGCTTCACTGGCTACTAATGTAAGAGCTGCTACTTCGATGTCCCAAAATAAAAATACATAACCAAGAATTCGAATAGCAGATTTAATAAAACTAATCTGCTGGTGTTTTTTAGGATCTGGATGTTTCATGTTCGTCTAAAATTTGTTTTACATATTCTACAACATAATCCCAACCTACAGGACCAAATTCATCTGCATAGTTAACAGGATCTTTACGACCTAACTTCATAAAAGCTTCAACACGTTCTACAGATGATGCTGATTTGTAATCACTGAACCATTCTGTAGATGATAAAGTTTCACCACTTTTATCTTCCCAGTAAACAGTATGTTGAATTGGTTTGTAAGATGTGTTTGTTCTTGAGTACACTTTATCAAAATTCAAGTGTAAAAATTCACAACATCTCAAACCATCTTTTAAAATACCAGCCTTATCATCATTAATATAAGGAGTATAATACTTGACACGATTAGCATCCCAGTTACCAGCACAAAAAGCATCGTAATCAATATCTCGAAACTCCTTACGGCAATCCGGATAAATTGCATGATCCCCTGCGTGAATGCCCATCGCGATTTCAACTTCTGTGTTTTTTTCATTTGCAATACTTAATGCTACTGATTGAATAATTGAACTAAAAATTTTGTTTCTGTTAGGTACTACTGTTGCTTTCATGTTTTCTTCAGCATAGTGACCTTCAGGAACTTCTGCTCCTCCAGTTACAAGTGCTGAACTGATTAGTTGACTCAAACCATCAAGTTTAATTACTTGATACTTAACTTTTGGATAATAATACTCATCTTCATAGCGAGAATGAGAATTAATGTAGTTGACTAACGCTTGAGCACGTTCAAGTTCAACTCTATGTTTTTGTCCATAGTCAAAAGACAGTGCTGTTACTTCATAGCTCTCGGCAAGTAGATGGAGTAACAATGTGGAGCTGTCCATTCCTCCACTTAGTGATAAAACTGCTTGTTTATTCATTATAATCTTATTGTTCTTAATGTTTTAATAATAATATCTTCTGGTTCCAATTCACTTACATCTGGGTCTTTACTGGCTGCATAATCAATGCTTCCTTGTGTTTTGGTTTCAACCCAAAATACTTTTACCATTTTACTTTTAATGATTGATCCTTCGTCGTTTCTTGTAACTTTGATTACTGCTACTTCATGCTGGAATGTTTTTCCTTCTGATTCACTGTAGTCATGAGTTAGTGGAGTATCTGTAAATTTTATTTTTGCTGGTTCAGGTTGAATGAAACTTGAGGTACCACCTGGTATTGATTGCCAGGGATTTATTTGTGTTAATGGACTGCCATTTATCCAAGCAGTGTTTGTACTTGTGCCTGTTGTAGTAATTTGTCCTATTGGATTAGTAATTTGTCCTATTGGTGGATTTGGTGTTGTTAATGATGTTGTCATTTTAAATTCGATTTGCTTTACTTAAAAGACTAAAATATAAATAAACTAATTTGCCTTTACCAGGTGCATTGTCTTTTGTTAGTCCTAAAAAATCATGCATAAGATTTTCAAAACTAGACATTTGATCTTGATTAAGATAATCAACACCTTCTAACATTCCCATTGCTAAATTTCTACTGTCTATATCTGGAGATAGTAACATTGATATTAGTGTATTCCACATGTCTTTATCAAAAACTATTTTGTCTTCCATAACTTATTTGTCTTCAAAATATATTTCTAAAAATGATTTGGGATACATCATAATTTTTCCCTTATACTTAGGGTTACTAACTTCTTTTATTGCAACTGGTATTTTATTTTCTTTAGCAAAGTTGTTTACTGCTGCTCCAAGTTCTTTACCAGCTGCTTTTCCTAAATAATCATATAGGCTTAACATTTCTTCCATATACATAATGTAAAAAAGGGGCTAGTAAAAACCAACCCCTTTTAAGTCGAACCAAAGTTAATTTAGAAACCTTTAGTAGCGGTACCTGCTTCAATAGCTGCTAATGCTTTAGCTTCAGACAAAATAGATGACATTTTGTTTCCGCTTGCATTTACACCTTTAGCAATGTAACCACCACGTTTTGTTTTTTCAATTGTAACTTCTGTGAAGGGAACATCCTTTTGTTTAGCCTTCAAATCATATGCTGTAAGAATCATATTCTAAGATAAAAATTGTTTAAATGTGTTAATGTTTTTTTCTGCTAACCACAGTTTTCCTCTGTCTGTACTAGCAAATACATCCTCTACCTTTACATTTGGTTTAGTAAGAATGTTTCTGTGTTTTTCATAATCAATTCCTTCAAATGCACATGTTACTGGATTTGAGGTGTCACAAGTTTTTATTTCAGGAAAAATTACACTAGGATAATATTTAAATTCTTCTGCTTGGTTACAACCCAACAAATGATGATGAATATCTTTATCTAATTTACCTGTTTCTTTTAAGAAACTAATAAATTCTAATCGACCTAATGTTTTTCTAGTTTCAAAATGTGCATGAGTTGAAAAATCATCATAAAACTGACCTAAATGGTTGAAACCTATGTATTTTACTCCGTCTTTTGCTAACGCTTCGTATAATTCTTCCGCTTCAAACATGTCTTTAGCTTGGAGTACAACCATAATTTTATTTGGGTCAACTTTTGTTTTCCAATTTTTGTAATTATCAAGCGTAGTATCACTATCATTCCAGCTATCAGGTGTAATAAAAATATCGGGTTGAATCGTTTCATAATAATACAACAATGTTGATTCGTCTTTTAGATCATTTTCAAAAAGACCATTATCCATAATAATAAATCTACCCTTTTTTCTTGCCTCAATAAAATGATTTAAATACTGTTCGTTTGTAGCGAATGTAGGTAAAAAATAATCGTAATCATTAAACTCAAAACTTTTTTCTAGCATAGCTAGAGGTACTTCGTGAGAAACTTTAATCATAACTATATTATAATAAAATTTATTTAAGTATCCAATTAACTAAATACGTAAGAAGGAGCGTCTGCTGAACCTGAATATACTATAGCTATACCAGATGATTGAGTTACTTGAGTAATATTTCCATAAACTCCTACTCCTGCTGTATAACTAACGTTACCTGTAGATCCACTTAAATTACCAAATTTAACATTTGCTACAGAAGCTGTTATTGGATAATACCAAAAACCGTCAACGGATACTGTTACGGATCCACTTAAAATTGCTCCACCACCTAAACCGTAGGGGTGTTTTGAAATATCTAGTTGTGATTGCATTTTAATTATTATTTAGTATAAATATGAAAGGGAGTCAAATAACTGACTCCCCTTCTACATGGGCTGCAAGGTTTAATTTTAAACTATTTCACAGTTGTTACCTGCACAAGCTGCTTGATCAACTAAATTTGTATTATCGGCCATTTCAACAACATTTCTTAAATCAATTGTGTGAAGATTTACTGATAATTTTTCAAATTGTTCTTCGGTAATTGATTCAAAAGGAGCTTGTTTGTAAGTACCAAGATCTTCAGGTAAGAACGACATAGCATTATATGTGTCTCTATTATCCCACACCCATTGTCCTACTTGAGCCCACTCACCTTGTTTTACGTTGATTGTACAAGATACGTTGTTGTGGTTTTCTCCTTTTCTGTGTCCAGCTCTTACCCACTCTAAATTGAATCGTTTTGTTCTTTCTAACAAATCAAATGTAGATTCAGCTCTTGTAATAGCGCTTGATGGAGAAGCCTGAGGTACTGAAATAACGGCTTGTTGAGTAGGTTTGAAGATATCATCTTCTACTAATTCGGGGTGGTAAATACTTAAGTAAGTGTAAATTGCTTCATTTTTACCCACTCTAATGCGACGAATATAATGATTATCGTGCCAAGCGTGAATACCACTTGAACAACCCAACACTAAACTACTAGTTCCACTAGGTTTTACTGTAGTAACACGAGCTGCTTTATTAATACCAAGCAATTTAGCTACTCTTTCATTTTCATCTTTAGCAGCTTTTGCTCCTTGTTTCAAGTTAATTTTATCTAACTTTCCACTAGCAATGCCTGTAATTCCTACTCCCAATAAAGCGTCACGTTCTGTTGTTTTCTTCCAAATGTCACGTAAATAATGGAAATCAGTGTAACTAGCTTGTAGTGTACCAATAAATGCAGCTGCCTTACTACGAGCATTAAAGTCGTCTTGGTCAACTACATCTGTAGCGTTAATTTCACACAAGTTACAGAATTGATAAGGTCTCAAAGCAATTTCAGCACATGGGTTAGTTCCGTAATCTTTATCATTTGAAAATAAAAATCCTGGCTCACCAGCGTTACTTGCTTCTACTTTTTCCCACAATTTCATAAATTCATCTTCTGTGATTTTATGACGCATAACTACAGCGGAGTTATTAGCTCTACCACGTTGTGGACTGTTTTCCCACCAACTTCCAAATTTACATGTTAACATTTCTTCATCATCGAAATCAAACAATGAAATCAATGCTGCTCTACGAATACCACCTGATAATACTGCATCAGCTAAGTGACAAAGAATGTCGTGACACTCTAAAGGTGTAAGTTTTTCACCTGATTGTTTACGCTCAAGAATCAATTGTACTTGAAACAATACTTCTTTTAAAGGTTCTGGTCCTGGTGCTTTACCTCCGGCGGTAACCAATTGTTCTCCTTTAGGACGAATGTCTCTAAAATCAAAACGAGGACGAGCACCACCTTTTAAGTAAGCTTTCATTAACATGTGGACAGCATCTGCCCATCCTTCAATAGAGTCGTTAATTAAATAGCGTTTTTCGCGTGTTGGAATTTTGATTTCGGGCAACTTGTCAACATGGTGACTTTGTACCGAAAATCCAACTCCACATCCACTAAGAAGCAAAAACATTGCTTCACTAAAACTCCTAAAATCATCAACAGGCAAGAAGCTACAGTTAAACATTCTTGCATTGTTAATTTCAGCAGGCTTTCCAGCAAATTGTAAACTTCTCATTGAAGGAAGAACCTTTTTTGCGTAAACCATTTTGTAGACTTCTTCAATTTCATCTTTCAATTGAGGAAATTTTTGCAAATGCATTGCTTTGTTTCGGTCTACTATTTCTTCCCAAGCCTCACGACGAGACTTTTCGGGAATGTGACGAGCATACTTCATGTATGTTGTAATGTCCGATAATATACTTTGTGATGTGTTCATAATCTTATTTTTGGGTCAATAAATATCTTTAAATTAAATTGAATCTGAGAAGTCTGAAAGTTTATTTCTAAGTTTTTGAATGTCTGAATTATCCCAGTCATTTGGTTTGGTAGACTGATTAAAAGTTTTGGTTGGTGCAATATCTACTCCTTCATTGTTGTCATCTAAATCAATGTGTCCCGTGGTTGTGTCTACTTTAGCATTGTAAGTAAGACCATCCATTCCATAACGATTTTTCATTACGTGAAGTCTTCCAGTTCCATTTACTTTATCTTCTTTTTTTCTTGATAAAGACAAACAAAAATCTGAAATCATGATTTTGTCATAACTACCTGCTGCTTTGTCACCTTGAATAATGTCATCTTGAGCTCCAGCTCTGTTTACCTGACTTACACTCCAAATAGGAATATTTAAGTCTCTTGCTAGTCCTTTTGTAGCTACATAAACATCATCAATTTCATCTTTTCTGTCAGTACTTCTTTTTGGAGATCTCAATAAATCAATATAATCAATAATAATCAAGTCTGGTTTTAAGTCCATGTCATTAAGTTTTTGAATGTGGGATTCTAAAGTTTGAATTGTTGCTTTTCCCATACTAAACTCTTTTACTACTAATTTACCTTCTAATCTATTAATTTCAGTTTCAGTCTTTTTTCTGTGTAAGTGAATTTGGTTTACAGGTTCATTAACAAAAAACGCATCAAATCGTTTCCCTACATAAACTTCGCCTAATTCTAATGTATAATACACAACATTAAAACCTAATTTTACAGCATGTCCTGCTACAGCTACCATCATCCAACTCTTACCACCACCAGGATTACCAAATACTAGACCTAAATCTCCACCTCCTAAACCTCCCATAAGAAGTTTATTGATGTCTTCCCAAGGTGTGGGAACAATTTGTCTAGCATCTGGTCTGTATCTGGACTCTACATCTTTACTATACTCGTGACCGATGTTTTTGTCCATTCCTGCTTTTAAAGCACTGTCAATCAAAGATCTAATGTCATCATACATTCCTGAATTGAGTAGATCTACACTAGTAAGCAGTGCTTTTTTAAGTTGTTGGTTTTTACAAAAATTACTAAATTCTTCTCTTACATACTCTACATCACTGTTTTCTATTCTGTAAGACTCACGTAATTGTTCAATAACATTAGTTTTTAACAAGTCATTGTCTAACTTTTTTACTTCAATTTGTAAAGCTTCTAAAGTAGGACTTGTATGGTAATGATCAAAATATTTTAATGTTCTTGTTACAATCCATTGTAAAGAAGAATTATCAAAATACTCTTCTTGAATTGTATCTCTAATATTTAGTAAGAACTCTTTGTTTGTCAAGAGTTGGTTGATTACCTTGAGTTGAAAAGGTAATCCGTACTGCGATAACTTATTGAATGAAACCATAACTTTTTTATAATATAATAACTTATTTTTTAGAAACCATAAGGTGAGTAAAAACATTTACTAACCAATTTTCTACATTTGGAATACTATTACCTAATAGATCTTGTTGGTACATAGTAAGAAACTTACTTTTGTCCATAGTACTTTTAGGTTGAGAAATTAAATCCTCCAATTCTAAAATCATCATACTAGACAAATTAGGATTATGTAGATCCATTAATTTTTCATTAATTTTTAATTGATGTTGAAACATACTAACACTTTCATACATAGTTCCTTTAGTGTTATTACTTTTTTCTAAAATGTCTTTTAGACTAACTACAGTAGATTCTTGTAATTCTGGAAAGTTTTTAATGAGTTTTTTAGGGCCTAACTTAGGAACACCAGGAATATTATCACTTGAGTCACCTAATAAGATTTTTACTTGAAGATAGTTTTGAGGTGGAACACCATATTCTTCTTTTATTTTATTAGGATCATAAAACTTCTTTTTAGTAGGTGAATAAACTGTAATTTTTGGACTTACTAACTGTAAAAAGTCTTGATCTGAAGACATAATTACTACATCGTGAGTAGGTGCAAATTTCGTGGCAAGATAAGCCATTGTATCGTCTGCTTCTGCTCTGTCAACAGCACACATATCTAAAGGAAGACATTGTAAATATTCTACGAGTCTTAACAACTGGTTTTCTATTGATTCTGACTCATCTTCTTGGCTTGAAAATCCATCAAAGTTAGTGATTCGTTTTAGTTTACGAGTTCCTTTATAATCAGGATACAAGTTTTTCTTGTTGAGAGTTGAACCTTCACCTTCAAAAGCAATAATAACTCTTGTAGGATTAGTGTGTTTTATAGCATAACCTACTGATTTTAAGAAACCAGTAAGACCTCCAATGTGGTTGCCTTTAGGATTTATGTGGTTAATAATAGCAAATGAACGTAAAAATGTGTTCATTGCATCAATAATAAGTACCTTAGGTTGCAAAACAGGACTATTGTCCTGTCTTGCTTTACTAAGTTTATTTATTATCGCTTGAAAATCTGGATCAATATTATTCTCCATCGTTTACGGCTAAAATACCATTTCTACTTTCATCCCACTCAGATAGATCTTCTTTAATTTCAAAGTCACCTGCTCCTAATATTGTTAGCCACTCGTCTTTGTGTTCTTTTTTGTATTGATCTATTGCCTTTGGATCATCGTCAATAAAACCATGTACTGTTATTACAGTTGTTCCTTTAGTAGTTACACCAGTAACGTGATTTTTATCACACATAATACGAGTACGTTTAGCAAACTCAACGTCTTTACCATTTTTAGTAGCTTTCAACTTGCTTGTTCCACTGTTTGTAACGTTTCCAAATGTTACAATCAAACTTGAGTCAAAAAACATTGTATCACCACCTTTATTTCTCATACGAGGTTGAGACATTGGAGTTTCTGCTGGTGATACCCATATTTTATTTACTACTACCATTGTATTTGTGTATGGTGTATTAGATTTTCTTGACAAAATGATTTTTTGGTTAATAAAGTTACCAAACTGTTGACTCATTGCACCAGCATTCCACTGAGGATTATTTGAATTTTTTTCAATACTCATTAAACAAGGTATTGAACCAACTGAGTCCCATAAAAATAACAAATCGTGTGGTAATCTTCCTTTAGCCTGTTCATCTAACAAATCAGCAATAAAACTAGCTACATCTTCAATAGTATTAAGTGAACTTCTGTCTACGTAAATAAAATTACCTGTGTAATCTACTATTTCTCCAGTTTCTTCGTCTACTACTTCTTCCATTTGAAAGCCCATTTGACGAGCATGATCCCAGTTCCATTTCATTTCAGTAATAATAAACACAGGTAATACACCCATTTTTTGGGCTGATACAGCTGCTTCAATTAAAGCTGTTGTTTTACCAGTATCACTATGACCACGTAACAAAGTTATGTGGCCCATAGGAATACCGGGTAATGAAAGAACGTCTTGGAATGCTGCTGAAAGTGGAATCCAACGTTGATCTTTAAATGTTACTTGATTGTTACTCAAGTTTTTTGATTTTTTAAACGATTCAAGGTTAAAGTTTCCTTTGACAGCACCAGAAATAGCTTCTGTTAGTTTTTTCTTAGCCATTTTTTACAGATTAGAAAGGTAAATCGTTGTCTTCATCATCAAATTTAGATGGAGCTTTAGCGTCAGTAAACAAAGCATCAAACTCATCTTCATTAAACGAAGACTTTTTCTTAACAGGAGTTGAATAACTTGTAACTACTGGAGTTACTGGTTGTTCAACTTCTTCTGTTTCTGATTCTTCTACGTCAGCTTCGGGATTCAACCAAGTCAACAAAATACCTTTCATTTCATCATACTCATACTTTTTGTACAGAGCCAAAATTTCAGGTTGTTCACTCATCCACATTTTAGCTTGTGCACTGTTGTCACTCAAAGGAGTAATTTTAGTACGAGGACGTACTGTAGACTTATTGTACTTAGTACCAGTTACTTCAGGTCCTACAGTTTCAATAGTCAAATCACGACCTTCATAGATGTCAGAAAAATCTCCGATGTCTTCGTCAGCAACCATGCTCAACAATTCAAGGTAAGTTTCTTTACCAAATTCCCATAAACGAACACCTTTTTCTTCTTCACCCCTAACAATGACTGGAGCAAATACTCGCATTTTAGGTTCGATTTTTTTAGCCAACTGCCAATTTTCTTTTTCTGATGACTTGCGAAGTTGACTTGCAAATTCTACGATAGGATCTTTTTCACCAAAGTTAGTCAAAGCAATCATTGAACGATTAGCTACACCATAGTGAAAATAAACTTCTTTAAAAGGATTTGATTTGTCAAACTTACTAGGAACGACACGAATAATTTGTTTACCTACAGCAGGTTTCCAAAAGTTTTTTGCTCTTTCTTCTTTGTTTTGAGAGCCCCCTTTCTTGTTTTGAAGGGAATTCAAGCGATTTTTGATTTGATTAATATCCATAACAATTTTATTATTTCTCTACTAATATAACAAATAAAAGGCTAAAAGCCAATTATATATTAATAATCTTGTAAATTTTTGTATTTAAAATGCGAAGGTCAGGACCTTGAGTTAACAATATACTATTTTGATAATCATTCCAATTTACTTTAAATTGGTTGTCTAGCATACCATTATTTAGTTCTTTAATTAAAGTATTTAAAGCATTAATAGTATATAAAGTGTTTGATTCTTTTTTTCTGTGTAATAAAATAGTATTTTCAGGTATTTCATTAACTGAATTTTCTGTATCTATGTTATAGGTAATTATATATTCAGTTGTTTGAGGACTTTCCAATACAAACATTTTATCGTACAATATAGCATAACGTGAAGTTATACCAGCAATAGTATCTAATAAACGATTTTGGGCTGTAAATGAGCACAGTAACTTATTCTTCATGTCAAAGGGAATACTATTGATAAATATTGGAGAAATATCATAAACCATAGTCTAGTCCTTTCTTCATTTTTGTCGTATAGCCTGTACTTTCTAACAATTCTTTTATTTTAGTTACTGTTTCAATTCCGTCTTCTTTACTAAAGTCTATAAGTATAGAATCATATGTGTAAAGAATTATTTTACTCTTCTTAGTTTCTAAAAAGTCTAATACTTTTCCAACCAATTCTACATTACTTTTGGTTTCTAAACTTTGAATGTAATAATTAAATATTTTTGTTGGACTTAATTCATCAGACTTATGTAAAATTCGACCAGTTGCTAATTTTACTCTGTCTTCTTGATTGTAAACCAACCACATTTTTTTAATTAGTCCATTGACTTGTCCAAAGTACACCTTATTTCTGTGTTCTTCTTTGATCCCTCCATAAAGATTTTTGAACGTAATTTCCTTCGCTTCTTCTTTTGATACTCCAAGTATTTCTGATATATCAGCATAGGGATCACTACTGAATTTAAAATTAAAAAGGGAACCAATAAGAGAAGGATGGTAAGCAGAGAAGTCATATTCTATTAAGTAATCGTTGTTGGGAATAAATACATTTCTTGCGCCGTTTTCTTTGGGAAGTGCGGCAAAATTAATGTTGTTAAATGCGTTGCTCGGTCTTGTAGTAATGTTGTAAAGATTGTACGAAGTATGTATTTTATTTTTGTTAATACTGTAGTCTTCAAATGTAGGTTCAAAAAAGTGATTGAATTTAGTTGGACTAATTTTAATTCCTTCTTGTTCAATTCTTTTAAAAACACTGGTATATTCTTTGTCAAACCAAGTATTTGGTCTGTAATTCATGTGTTGTTTTATTTTAGTAAAAACATGATCCCATTTTTCTAAGTGTTTAGTAACGGGAATTATACTGTTAATATTGTTTCTAAAGTAATGTTCTCTGTAAAAGTGAGTATGAGCAGGTGTACCATATTCATCAGCTTTAAAAACTTTATTAGTTTTATTTAAAATATTAAACTGAATGTCGGTTGTTTCTAAAGTAGACGGTAAAAAATAATCATGGAACTTTTTGTCTAAAACATAAATAAGTTTGTGTTTATTTAAGAAATCTAACACATCTTGCCAATCTAAATTAAATGTTTCACTGTGATTAATTGGAAAAATGTAGCCTTTACTGTTTAAACAATGATAATAAACCGCTACTATATTGTTAAATTTAGGATGAAAACAATCATTGCCTGGAATAATTTGAACAAAACAAGAATCTTCACAGTATTCTTGTAGTCTTTCTAATTGTAGTTTTGTTTCAATGATCGCATGCATAACCTTTATTAATACTATAAAAAAAGGCTTGGTAAAAACCAAGCCTCTCTATTATCTTCCTAATTGATCTAAATCTACAGGCCTAGCATCTTTTAATGAACTTCTGTTAGAAGCAGCTATTATAGCATTTGCTAGTTTACTTGTATCTTTAGTAATAGTACCTTTTGGATCAATGTATTTTAATAAAGCAAAAATTAATTGTTCAAATTCTTCTCTATTGTTTATATTATTTAAATGATTTTTTAATAATTTTAAAGTTTCAATAACCTTGTAAACTCCTTCTGTGTCTGAAGGAGTATCACTTTCTTCTTTCATAGCTCTAACTTTACTAGCTAAAGAACTTAATGCTGTTCTAATATCTTGTTTTTGTTTAGCAAAGTTTGGATTAACTAAAGCAGCCATTCCTAAAACTAAAGCTTCAAATTCATCGTAAGTATTAATTCTACTTAAAGCTGTTTTTAGTGATGAATTTGACTCAATGTCTTTTTCTAAAACTGACACATCAGGACGTTGTTTTTGAATTTGTTTTTCTAATTCTTCAGATACAGTAATATCTTTTAACTGTTTTTGTTCTTCTGGAGTTAATTTGGACTTGTCTACATCATCATAGCGAAGATTATACATGTCCATTAACATAGCCATTACTTCTACTTTATTTTTTCTAATAGCATCATCAGTAACACCAATACTTGCTAAAGTTTGGTCAATAGCAGCTTCATTTAACATGTTTCCTAATGAAATATTTTCAGCTACTCCTGATCTTTTAAATAATCCTGTTGATTTTTGTCTTTGACTTAAGTTAATTCCCGTTACTTGTTGAAACTTCTTTAAAAGAGTATCAGGACTTTTACGTAAACTAATAACAACTTTTTTAGTATTAGGATCCCAAGACTTATAAGTTGTGTCATTTGGATCTCCTTTAATGTTAGGATTAGCCATTTTTAACACACTAAATATTTCTTGGTTTCTGTTTAAATTTTTATTTTTAAATAATTTTTTAGCTTCATCAGGATCAGCATCTCCTACAAGGATGGGTTTTACATCATCTGTTCTTCTTTCAGTTTCTTTGTCGTCTTTATTTTTAGGAGAGTCGTCAGTTGGTTTAGGGGCTTTTTTCTCTCCAGGAATGTCTACTCTTTGACCCATATCATTAACTCCTTTACCAGTAACGGCTACAATAGGTTGCCAGTTCTTAATAGTATATGTTTTACCACCATCAGTATCCACTTTATATTTAACTACAACACTTTGGTCAGCTGTATAGTTAGTAGCTCTATGTTGGGTTTGATCATCTACATTACTGTCTGCTTGAGTTTGAACTTTAAATACAACTTTAACTTTATCTCCAAATACTCCTTTAACTTTTTCGATTATAATTTTTTGGATTTCTTTATCAATATCATCTCCAGTAGCAGCTCTTGCTTTAACTAAATCTGAACCATCGTTTGCTACGTTGTCTTGGTCTCCAGCATTACTTGAAATGTGACCAATTATGTCTCCATCTACAGTAATAGTGTCAGTAACTCCTTTTTCTGCTATTACTTTTTGTATTTGATTTAATACATTATTTGTACCTTTTTCTACAACCCATTTCTGCTGTTCAGGAGTTAATTTATATTCTCCTACTTCAAATGTGGCTGCTGTTGATATATCATCAACATTTTCATTAGGAATTAAACTTTTTATTTTGTCTTTAAATACCTTAAAGTCTTGATTGTCGATTTGACCATCTCCACCTAACTTGATTGGTTTTTTAATACTGTCAGGAACATCATCTCCACCTCCAGCTGATGTTATTTTATCTTGATCAACATCACCCATATAATCAGGATTACTTCCAGTTACATTATCTGGTGTATTATCTATATTTACGTTATCTCCTGTAATTGCTTTAACTAATTGACCAATTGGTTCAGCATTTGCTCCTACAGTAGCTGAAGCTAATACTGGAGCTACCATCGCGGCTGTTAACCATTTGAATTTTCTAAAAAAGTCTCCTATTTTTTGAATAACTCCCCCACCAGCATAGTCTGATGATTTTTCAATTCGTGCTATGTTTTTTGTATTTGATACTATCCATGCATTGTTAACATCATCATAGGCTTGAATATATTCTTCACCAGGTATTAATCCATTAGGTAAATTTTTAAAGTTAGAAGCACCTATACTTTTATCATATTTACCCTTCCAAATAAATTTTGCACCATTTTCTAATTTTTCTAAATCACTTACAGATGAAATTTCTACTGCTTTTTCATCAGCTTCATTGATTTTATTGTTAGATAAAGAATAAATTTTTGCTAATTGTAAAATTGTTTTTAAATCAGATGGTTTTTTTACTCCACTCCCTGAAAAAACGTCTCCAATGTTTTTTACAAATTCACTAGGTTTTTCACCATTCTTTTTAAATTGATTAAAACTATATTGTAAATATTTTTTAGATTGATCTGTTGCTTTTTTAAAAGTATCTTTTACTTTATCTACAAAACCCTCATTTAAAAGTTGGTCTTTTGAGTAATTATTGATTAAGTTTATTTCATATAAAGACTGAAGAAATTCTTCAAATTCTCTTTCTTCGTTTTGAATATTTGCTATTCTTAATACATTTAAGTGTTCGTTTAATAGGTATTTCATAGATTATATACAATAAATATTATTTTTTATAATAAAGAGTTAAATCTGTTAAATAATCTCTAATGCCAGGCATGGTTTTTTGAGCTTGGTTTATAGATCTTAAATTAGAATCAATAACTCCACCTTTCATTAATATATCATTTTCTTTTACATCATACAACGGACCACTAATTTTCCATAGTAATTCTACGTTATTGAAATATTTACTAAGATTACTATTAACATAAGTAAAATAAGTTCCTTTATTTACTTCTACAATAACAGGTTTACTACTTAACAAGTATTCTAAAAAATATCTTACAAAAAAAGTTTGATCATATTCTTGTTGTGTAGGAGGTAAACTATTAGGTATGGGATTAAATGATTCTACTAATTGAGTTTTTGTTTTTCTAGATATTGAAAGATAAGCAGTAGAAAGACCAGATCCTAAATTAATATTAGGAGAAGGACTTTCAATAACATTAAAAGAAGATATTAGTTGAGGTGAATTAACTGTTAATTCTTTACCAGCATACGCTCGTCCATTAACATCTTTCCTATAATAACCTACATAATTTGTTAAATTGGAAGTATAGTAGTATTCTCCCCCATTAGTATAATAAACTCTAGGATCTATTTTATTTAATGGAATATACATTTATGTTTTTATATTATGTGAATATATTATAATTACCACCGTTATTTATAAGTTCGTTTTCTTCTGCTGGGGTAACGTTATTACCATATCTTTCTGTATCTATTGTTTTTCTACTTTGTTGATTTGTCTGTGGATCTATGTATAGGTATGTAGAAGTCCAGTTAATTTTACGTCCAAATGTTTGGTGGATTGCTGAAGTTATAATAATATTAGGATTAGTAGGTTGCATGTTTTTTTCTAACCACCAAATATGATTGTAATTATTAGCAGGGGCTGAGGCTTTTTGGTTATCATATAATGGATGACCTAAAGAAGTTGGTTGGCCATACATTACATAACTATCAATAAAGAAAAATTGAGATAATGAAAATTGTCCTTCTCCTAATCCAAAACTAGCATTATATGCTTCTTTTACAAGTTGAAAGGGAAAATCACCTACTCTATCTGAAGCTGTATTTAAAAAATTTTTAATATTATCAGTTAAAACTTGGTTATTTAATGTGTAAAAATCTCCATTCTTATTTATTACTGATGTTACTGGTGGGCCAAAAAAAGATCCTTTACCGTTGGGATAGAATAGACCATAATTTGAAGTTAGAATTTCATTAGTTTTATAAAGAAAATCTTGATTAAATCCTTCAAATACTTCTTCAGAGGCAATACCTGCTGGAAACCCATTACTAGCTATCCAATTCAATGTTGCTTCTACAGTTTTTCCAGTTGTAAATTCTACATCTTTTCTAAGAACACCACTACCAACAGATGTTTCTTCATTTCCATATATTGATAACCAATTATTTACCCACGATTTTACAAAATTTTCAAATTCTCCAATAGGAAATGAATTTGATGGGGGTGTTGATGGCTCTAAAAAGCCTTGAATATTATTTTCCCAATATTTAGTTACATCATCCTTCTTATAATTAAGTAAATAATCATCAATGTTTTTTGTAAATGTACCGTTGTTAGTAGTTGCGTACAAATAACCTATTAAGGATTTTACAGTTTGAAATTTAATAAAATCTATTAAAATAGGATACAATATAGCAATAGCTTTTAACTTTTCAACAAAATCTTCAAAACCACCTCTATCTTGTGTAATAAAATTTTCAAACTTTTTATCTTCTAAAATACAAATTTGAGTTTCTAATGTAGTTTCCCATTGATTGTCTTTTAAAGAATGATTTATTTGTGTTATAACAAATCCTAAATTTTTATCATAGTAGTTTTTAGGAATTACGTTTTGTTTTATTCTAAAGATTTGTCCTACAACTATTCCTCCAATTCCTTCTAATGTAATTCTTAATTTAAAAGGAATTAAAGCCTTAAAACCTAAATCACCATCAAATCTTAATAAAGACTGTTTTAGAAGAGTTGAAGGAGTAGATAAACTTCTATCATTTTGGTTAATTAAAAATTTAGAAGTAGGAACATCACCTGTAAGTAAATTAGTAAGAGAAGTAGATTGAGTAGGTCCTATTGAAGTAAAATTACCTCCTGTACCTACTATATAATCTCTAGCATAAACCATAAGTTGAAGAACTTTTCTGTAAAAACTACTATTTTTATTGTTTTTAAAATAATTACCTTTTTTACCATTAATTTCTTCTCCTTGACCCTTTTCTGTTGATAATCTGTCTGTTAATCCAGCATTTAAGTAAACTTGACTTGAATTATAAACGTCTCCTAAATTAGCTTTTGATTGAGCTGCTATACCTACAATTGTACTTTGGTTTTCAAAAATTTGACTTTCTATGTCTACGTTTTTACAAATACTACCTAAGCCTAATAAATCAAATTCATAAAATGTGTCTTTAGGTTGTTTATTTAAATAATAAGTATCTACTAGTTTAGCTGTATTTTGATTAGGGCCCGCTGTAGATACTATAAAGTTATTTAATCCTCCTAAAGCTGTTGACACTTTATGCATTACACTTTTTATGTAGTCTACCATAACAACTCCATTATCATAATCACTAGACTTTATTTCTCGATATATTCCTAATAACAAGTCTATATTTAACAATATGTTCTTTAATTGGCCGTTTTTAGCAGTTTTATTAAAAAATTGTAAATTATTATCATTATAATATACCTTTTCTCCTTTTCTATCTTCGGGATCACGACCAAAAATTGGAGGATTTATTCCATTTTGTTTAGTTTTAAAATTAGGAATATTTAAGGCTCCAAATTCTTGTAAAAAAGCTCCTTGGTTTTTCACTAAACAAACTCCAGCATCAATAGAAATAGAATCTGGTCCTGCTAAACAATAATCAGTATTTTCAGGTACTAATAATCTAACAATATCTGTTGTTTTTCCTGATTTTGATTTTTGTCTTAGGTTACAATAAGATCCTACAATTGCTAACCATATATCTAAAGTAATGTATTCGTATTTAGATCCTACATATCCATCACCATTAGGATCCGAAATTACATATTTAAAATAAGGTTGGTCGGCAAGTCGTTTAGCTTGATCTGGATATCCTGAATTAGTTAATTTTTCTTGAATACTAGTGAAATTAACATAATTTATATCGTAATTCCAACTGCCTGAGTATTGAGATTCATCTAATGTTTGAAAATTAGTTGTTCCCGATGTATAGTTTACTATACCTTCTTCATTTGCTTTTAAACTTAACAGTATATTCTCATAATCATCATATACATAAGAATTATTTACCGAATTAAGATCTAAACTAGTATCATTTCTTAAAGTATTAGAATTTGTACTCATTTTTACAGTATTGATTACTTCTCCCATTGAGATTAATACTGTTTCACAATCATAACCTCCATCTCTTCTTAATTTCCATTTAAAGTTTTTTACATAACCTAACATTCCATCATAGTTATGGCGGTATTTTTCACGTAGTATTTGTAATTTTTGATAAACTATATCTTGAGTTAAATTAGATTCAAATGGATCTATTGTTCCACCAATATAAGACTGAGGAATAAGTTTATCTTCAGGTAATGTTGCTTTAGAATTTACTAAATTATCATTGTAATCTAAATATTGAGACCAACCCCATTCTAAAAGAACTGAGTATCCTGGTCTCATATATAAAAGTTCTAGTTCATTAAGTTGGTGAGTGTCCCAACAGTTAAATTTTACTGTTGTTTCAAATATAGATCCGTAAGCTCCTAATGTTCTTAATTCTACTCCTGTGATGCCAGGCATAGGTCTAATACCCATTTGTCTGAAATATGGATGATTTACTCCACTTCTTCCAGCTTTATCTATGTCCCCACCATAAACTGCGCTTGGAGTTGCTACTCCATATCTTAGTGTTTCTTGAATTAGTGTAGAACCTGACTTGAAATAAAGAGAACCACCAAATAACACGTATTTTTTACTAAGTTCATTACCTTTATAATTTCCTTTTGATGTATCTACAAGTACACTTCCACTTCCATCAAAAAAAACTGGCCCGTCATTGTAATCTGTGAAAGATGACATTTTTACCCAAGCATTTTTACTAAGGTACCATGGAAGTAAACCACTTCTATTATCTCTACTAATATTATTTGGATTATCGTCATTAACTCCTCTTACAACTAACGTTCTAGCTCTAAGTTGAGTTTGAATACTATCGGCCAATGTTTCTTTAAATATACCCATTTTTTATTGCCTTATCAAAACTATTTTATTGTGTTGTTATTATATTATCTTCGTCAAGTTGATTTAAATTATCAAAATCATTTAAGATTGTAGATAAATCTTGGGGTATTCTTAATTGTACTCCAATAGGGGGATACAATGAGTCTCTATTGATTGTGTCAGCATTAGCTACTTGAAGTATCCAATAAAGTGTAGGATCTCCATAAAACTGAGCTGATAAATTATCTAGCCTATCTCCTTGCATAGTTATAATATAATAATCATTTATTGAAGGACTAATAGGTGGATACTTACTTGACCCAAAATATCTTAAACCATTTTGTTGTTTTCTTATTAATATATTAGGATATCTATTCATAACTATTAGTTTTTAATATCTTGTTCCGGAATATTAATCAATGTTGATTTTTGTGTTCCATCAGGTGTAGTTACTAAATCTTGTGGTAAATAATAATTATTATGTCCTACTTTCCAGTTAGGAGTAACAAACGTAGCAGTATGTGCTGTGTTTCTGTGGTTTTTCTTTGGTAAGAAATTGTGAATTGGATTAAAAGCCATAGTTACCTTCATATATTTAGGAACTTCATGTTGGTATTTGTCGGTATAATCATTAATATTAGGTCTTGCTTCTGGTTCGGCTAGTGTAATTTCCCAAGGTGCATCTAACAAACCACTAATTTGCATTTGAGTAAACACACCAGGTTGTTGGTATATGTAATCTCCAATTGTCAAATAAGCGTAAGTACCTCTCATTTGATTATATCGGTTATAATCAGGAGCCATAGCAGACATTAAATAATTTAACTTAGTGTAAATTGCAGGCATTTCATATTTAGAATGTGCGAATATAACAAAACTAAAGTTAATTTTTCTACTAAATTTTTCATAAACATAAAAATCTTCACCTCTACCCATATAATTAAATGGTTTCCATGTTGGTGACATGTCGTCAGTTAAAGTATCTAAATATGCTCTAAATGCTAATACATCTGTATTTATAGTAGTTCCCCCAAATACAGGTTGATCGTTATTTAATAATTCTATTCTAAATTTAATTATGTCTCTACCAAAACTACCATTGGTTTTTGATTGAACTTCAGCACTATCATATAACCCACTGTAAAGTAAATTTGAAGGAACTGAATTTGTTTTATTTGTAGCTGAATTGCTGTATCCATAAAATACAGATCTTGGAGTAATACTAATAACATTTATTGAATCTACAGTATTTGGTGTTCCTACAGCTACTTGTCCTGTTGTTACTCCTACTCTATCATGAATATTTAATTCAGGATAGTTTTCAGCATTTTTATTATCATTTACTTGTCTAAAATCTTGTATAAATCCATTCCCATTACCATTAGTTTCTATAGTTATTAAATTAGTAAGAGGAGAATTAAATGGATTTATTAAAGAAATAGGAGTTGTTGTTGTAACTATATTTTCTCCTTTTCTTACTTTATTTGAATAAAGATCTATGTCACTAAGAGTAAACGGAACAAAATCTCCATTATTGGCAGATAAATAATTTTTAGCTTGTTGGTTTACATAAGAAAAAGTTCTTGTTCTTCCTATTCCATAAAATGAATTAGGTCCTCCAACGTAATTATTTAAAAGAGTTTCTTGGCTAGGATTATTATTTAATAGTTTACTTTTGTATTCTGTTAGTCTACTTTTAAATTCTGCACCATTTTGAGTATTAACAGTATTTAAACTAATATATCCAGTATCATTTGTGGGGCTTAAACCATGGCGAGTAAAATGTAAGCCTAATGCATTTCCACTTACAGATGCTAAAGTATTAAGACCTATAGGATTATAAAATCTAGGTCCTTCTATTTGAGTTAATTTACTCAGTAAAGTAGAAGATCCATCTGTAGTAACAGATTGATACGATGTATCTGGGTTTGATAATTGTAGTCCTGATTGTTTAATTAACCATAATGGTCCATTAGGAACATCCGTAAAAAATGCTCCTATTCTAGCTGTGTCTCTAACAATTGCTAAACCAGTATTAAAAACACCCGTAGGATCACCTTCTCTAAACTTAAGATCGTCAGGAAATCCACCTTCATATCCTAATCTTATGTAAGGAGACTTTGAATTTAATTTTTTATTTGTGCCTGGATAAACAGGAATTGAGGTTTGATTAAAAGGAGACACATTAGTACCACCACCAAAATAGGTGTACTCAACTTGACCCGTTTGTTGGGCCCTTTCAAATATCTCCTTTAAACTAGCCATTAATATCTTCCTTCAATAGGACCTTTACCTCCAGCGTAGTTTCTTGAATATGGACCATATGGAGGTATACGTCCTTCATATCCAGGTTGAAAACTTACCGGAGGATTAGAAGCAGGTTTGAAGTAAGGATAAAATGGAATTTGAGTAGATAAACGACCAGTAAGTAAGTCTTGTGAAGCTAATAAAGTATTTGTTGGAGGTACTCCTACAAATGCTTGTATTCTTGATGTCATCATTTGACCCTCATTTTCAAACTCGGGTCCTTTGTTACCTTTTAATCCATAAACACTAGTTGTAATTGGATCTAATAATCTGTCTTTTAATGCGATTGCCATAGTTTTATTTTGGTATAAATATTAAGAATCAAATCTTCTTTGTGTACCTACGTTAGTTGAAGTAGCCATATAACCTAAATCTCTGTTGTTTAATGTAAATTTATTTTCTATTGTAATATTTTGTGATTCTCTAGTTGGAGCTGAACGAGCCGCTACGTTTTCCCCAATTGCCCCTGTATTAATATTAGCATTACCTTCGTCTCCTCCTGGGATAGCACTATTAATGGCTGCTACTGCTACTCCAGCGGCTGCTAATCCTCCAAATATTGCTAATAAATTTCCAGATAAAGCCGTAGTCAAAGCAGATCCAATTGCCCCTCTTTTCATTTGTATAGCAAATAATCTAGCTCCTCTTATTAACCCGGGGAAGCTAGTTGTTAAGTCTTTAATTCCCATTGCTAATTTAACTCCAGAAACAAAAGCCATTGTATACAATATACCTTTTAATGCTGTGGCACTGCTTACTAATTTTCCAAATCCATCTATTAATTTACCGAAGGGACCAGTCATTATATTAGCTAAAGTTTCTTGAAGTTTTTCAATAGCCATTTGGAATTTTTCTTGGTTACTAATTTGAGTTGCTTGTCTTATTAGTTCTTCACTAGTTCCTGCTTGTCTTAAACTATTAAGAAATTCTTGACTTTTTCCTTCTCTAGCAGCTAAAGCAGCTGCTTCTTTCATTGCTTCAACAGTTTGATATTGAGTTCCTTTTAAAAGTTCTTGTTCTCTTACTGTTTTAGACAATTCTTCTCTAGTCATTCCTACAGCTTGGGCTAATGATTTTTGTTGAAGTACGTTAAGATTTTGATATTCTTCGATTCCTCCAACGTTATTCATTAATTCTTTAGCAGCATTAGCAGTATCACCCATTAAAGCATAGTATCTTGCTTGTTCTAAATTAATAGCTTTACCTGTTAATAATTCTGCTTCTAATTCATTTTGTAAACTTCCTGCAAAATCTAACATTTTTTCTGATGCACTTGCTGCTTGATCCATTGATAAACCAAGTGCTTTAACTTGAACTACAGCTTTAGCAATTGCTTCTGGGTTATTTTTGTATTGAATTGCTATTTGGTCATTTACCTTAGCAACTTCTTGCATTGTTTGTTTTAGGTTTAAATTAACACCATACAAACTTCTAGCTCGAATTACTTGATCGGAAACAGTATGAAGAATATCATCAACACTTTTACCACTTAAAATATGTAACTTATAAATTTTAGCTGCTTCTTCTGCTTGGAGACCTAATTGTTTTGTAATAACTACTAAATCAATTCTTTCTTTGTCTGTTAACATAACAGCAGTTCCAAAAGCTTCATTAATTTGGTTTTGGGCTTCAAATTGATTTTTTATGTTAGATACAAGCATATTAGCATTAGAATTAATAGAACTTGCTCTCATTGAAGCTCCTTCAAATACTTGTGCTAAATTTCTAGCTCCTTCTACAGAAATACCTAATTGTTTTGCTGTATTTGTTAGCATTTTGTCAAATTCTAACATTCTAGTAAATAAGGCAGCAAATCCTAATCCTATTTTATCTATAACTCCTCCAGCCCATTTACCAAGATCAGTTTCTTTCAGTTTATTATAAATTAAATTGACTGTACCTCTTAGTTTATCTAAAGGTGTAGTCATAGCATTTAAAGTTTTTAATTCTCTTTCTCTATTATTTACAATATCTTGTTGTTGTTCATTTTGAAGAGCTTGAATAGCTGCTGTTCTTGCTATTTGTTTATCTAAATTATTAGCCCCATCTTCCCACTCACCATTAATTATTTTAGCTAAAATAGCTGATTTTTCTTGAAAATCTTGTAATGTTTCAGTAGCTTTTATAGCTTTGCCTTGTAAATCGTCTAAGTCCTGTTGAGTGGCTACTCCTGATTTTAATGCTTCATTAAAGTTAAACTGAGCTCTTTCAGCTTTAGTTAAGTATTCTCCTACTTTTCTTCTAGCTTCAACTCCTTCTTCTAATTGTTTATTTAATTTAGCTTGATTTGATGATACTTGAGCTGTTATATCTTGAAGCTTGTCTTTTCCCTTAGCTAAAGCAGCTTCGGCTTGTGCCATTTCTAAAGTTTTTTTAGCCCACAAATCTCCCTGACTTTTTAAGTCTTTTAAATAATCAACTGTTTCTTTTAAAGCTTCATTTAAATCTCTAGTAGCACTGTTATAATCTTTAACACCTGAATTGACTTTAGAAAAATCAGTACTACTAATATTATTTTTTAAATTGTTAAATTCTTGAGAAGCATTTCTAGTATTTTGTATTAATTCATCATCAACACTTATTTTAGAAAATAAAGAATCATTTGGATCAGCCATATTAATAAATATTTAAATTATGATTTTTTTACTGTACTAACAAAATCAGGTACTTGTATACTTTTAGCATAAGATTTAGCATCTATCATCGTGTCTCCTCTCATTGCTTTTTCTTCAGCTTCTGTCTTTTTTTCTAAAAATTCATTAATTTTACGAATATGGAATCTTCTAGTCATTATAGGCATTTGCCAAACTTCACTGTAGATAAATCCACCACCTCCATGATAAGTTAAATCATGGATTTCACTCATAAAACCTGATCTATAGTTCGGCGTCAGGGTAAAGAAAGTTGATATTCATAGGCATAGAGACACCCTCCACAATGTCTCCTTTAGAATCTTCATAACTAAACACCATGTCTAAGTCAGGAGAAATTTCATTGATATACTTGCGCAAAGCTCGTGAATCAGATAACAACATGTTATCTACGAACATCCTAATTTTTTCTGTGTTACTATCGCCGTTTACTGCGAGAATTTGGTGTTTTAAACGGGTAGTTACGTCAAAACTTTCTTGAGGACGTGTTTTCTTTAATCCTTTAATTTCTTCTTCAATTTTTTGTTCATCTCCATGTGTTAAAAGTTTAAAAACAACAGTTACTTTACTTTGTGGTAAAACATAAATAAATTCATTTTTTTCTTTTACAAATAAAGATTCATTAAAAGGTTTATTTTTTAATTCACTTAAGTTAATAGTAACAGGAATTTTCTTTCCGTATTTATCTAATACTTCAATAGGATATTCAGCACCAAAACCTAAAATACGTGCTGCTACTAAAATAGCATTTTTGTCACCAGTGATTAGTTCACTATAATTAATTTTACTTACAATTAAACTTTGTAGTAATTTATCAACTATAATCCCTTTTTCAATAAAGTTAACATTTGTTAAAATGTCTTCTTCTTTAGCAGACATGTACTTTAGTTCAATAGTTCCTGAACTTAATGGACTAGACTCTGGATAGATTAAACCTTTACTAGGTAAATCAATAACTTCTGTTGGAAATTTAAATTCGCTCATAATAACTTATTTACAATAAATATATACAAACAAAAAAAGTCTGGCAAAAACCAGACTTCCTTTGTACCTTTTAAGTATATATTTTTTAGTAGTTCAGGATGCAATAATCCATAGCGAGAGTTAATTGAATGTCTTTTAACGATTCACCTTGACTCCAATCACCATCACCAAAATTGGCTTGTTTAATAAATGCACCTTTAATGATCCATTCACCTACAACATCACCTACAGGACCTAATTCACTTAATGTGATGTCTTTCTTGTAGAAATCTGAGTAACCATCACGGCCTGTTACTGATTCGTGTGATAAACGAATCCATTCCATTACTACCTGTTCACCTGAAGGTGTTACAGGATCGTAAAGATTCAGTGTCATGTCTTGCCACTCAGCTTTTCCCTTAACTTTACGATATACGTTAATATGATCAACTTTAATTTCTTTTAAGTTAATATCAGGGAATTTTACTTTATGAACTAAGTATGAAGGAACACCTTGAATAGTCATTAAAAAGCGGTTTTGAACTTTTGGTTCAAAAGCTGTAAACATTATTTCGTTAGGGTTTAATACTGGCATTGTCTTATGTTTTTATCTTGTTATAAATATGTTAAGCTCCAAAAGTCACACCAGTTGGGGTAATGTTAAAGGTAATGTAGATAAATTCAACTGTTTTAGCAGGTTGAATGTAAATAGCTCCTACCAATTGGTTTCTGTCAATTACGTCAGGAGTATTGTTACTATCATCCATTACTACCTTATATGCATAAAGACCTTGTCTTTGTTGCACTGATTCCATGTATGGGTTAACTTGTGAAACGAAGTTATTTCTTGTAGTTAAAGTATTTTGTTCGAATAATAAGCTTTCAGCAACTACTCTAACATATCTCTTTAAGTTAATCAACAAACGACGAACGTTAATACGATCAAGAGCTGAAGCTTTGGTCTGTAATGTTTTCTGACCATAAGCTACTAAACCAACACCAGGGAAACTAGCAATTGGGTTAACTTTGTTTTGATATAAAGTATCGCGATCGTTTGTGCCTAATTTTCTTTCAGCTTGTAAAGCACCAGCAACACCACCTCTGTTTAAACCAGCAGGAGCGAACCATTCAGCACTTACTCGGTCGTTAAATGCATAAACACCAGGCATTACTGTTGAAGCTGGAACCCATACTAACTTACCTGTAGCAGCACTTAATACTTGAACCCAAGGCCAGTAAGCAGCAGCATAGTTTGTATTTAATTGGTTAGCTAAAATACCAGGAGTATTAATTGTAGCTCCATATCCTACTAAATCAGTAATATAGAAACAATCACCTCTTTCTTCAGCCATAGTAATATATTGAGATACTACGGTTGATTGGTATTGTTGTGTAATACCAGGAGCTGAAATTAATTGGAAGTTGTATTCATCTGGGTTAGCTAAAATATCATCAACTATAGTATAGTCAGATGCTACTAATCCTTGAGTAACTGTGCTAATGTTTTGATATAAGTTAGTTGTGTAATCTAAATCGTTTCCAAAAGCACCACCAAAACTACCTGATCCAGTTGTTGGAATTGAATTGTAGTATTGAGTTTTTGCAATACCGTTGTTGTTGAAATAATTATAAGTTGGTGTTAATACTTCTTTTACTCGTACATAGCGAGAAGCATTAGCATATGATCCACTACCTTGAATATAGTATTGACCTGTTGAGCTATCATAAGCTACGGTTTGGCTGTAATTACCTACTACTGCTTCAATGTAGTTAGCTTGATTAGGATCTAAACTTACATTAGTAAAGCTTTCTAATACGTTAGGATTTGTTGTTGTATCATCACCTTGACGAATTAACAATGTAAACGTACCACTAGCTGTATCAGGGCTAACAACTTGCCATCTTACGTTATCTGCACTACCACTTATTAATGAACCATTTGACTGAAGTCCTTGGTTATTATTCATAATAACTCCTTCAGAAATAGTTTCTAAAGTAAATGCATATCCTGGGTTTCCATTAGCACCATTTGCTGTAGTTCCTAATAATCCAGTACCACTTGTTACATATCCAATAAGAGCATAATTAGCATCATAGTAAGGAACAGGATCATCTAATGTAATATAAGATCCGTTATAAGCAACTCCTTGAAGAGAAGCAGTTAATGCAATAGTGTTATTACCAGAATTATAGTTAACTGTAAATAAACCAGCACCGCTCGAACCTAAAACAGTATTCATTTTAGTTTGAAGATTTTGGTTTAATGTAGCTCTACTATCTGATCCGCTATTCCAAGCATAGAAATAAACTAATCCATCAGCATCATCTTGAGGAATAGTACCACTTCCTGAAGTGTTTACAGCTATAAATTTATACCAAGAATTTCCAAATATAAAGTTAGTTTGGAAGTTTGGAGTTACTTCATTTGAAGGAACAACAGTTAAATCTTGATAAGTATTTAATGTAAAGCTGCAACTAGCGTAAGCTCCATTTGTTGCTGGAACTTGGTTACCTATACTAGAAGTAGCTGAAGTATATGAACCAGAGGTAACTCGGGTTACTAAAATACTTTCACCACCTTGTTGGAAGTAATTGTAAGCAGCTATAGAAGTTAAAAATTCATAGTTAGCTGATGCGCTTTCAAATAAATCTCCAAATTTACTTTGGAAATCGCTGTAAGTTGTTACAAGAGTTGGAATATTAACACGACCTTTAACAGTAGGGCCTATTAAAGCTAATCCTGCTGTAATAGGGCCTGAAGTTATTTGAGAGGTGTCGTTTTCTCTCAATGATACACCCGGAGATAATAGTACTTCTGCCATTTTATTAGATTGTTTCTAGTAATAAATATGAAAAAGAATCTATAAAATGCTATTAAATTTAAATGTTTGGTAGAGAATTAAATACCGTTAAAGGAGATATAGATTTTTCACAAATGTGTTGCTTATCTGTTCCTTTCCAAATAGGACACCAATCCCAATCACCCGCATCAAATGTAAAGTTTGGATTACCCCAACAAGAATTACAAGCATATTCATTTTGAATTCTTACATTATTACTTAAAAATTCATGATCTTTTTGAGAAAAACCACTTATCATTACGGTTTGTTTTCCTAAAGCCCAATTTATCCAAGATAAACCTGAACTTAATCCTACTAAAAGTTTTGAGTTATGTAAAATGTCCATAGATTCATTTAATGTTTTTCCATGAATATTTAAATTACCTTTTATATTATAGGGTTTAATTGTAAGGGTAACTACAGTGTAACCTAATTCACGTAACATTTTAGATAATGCTACCCAACTATCATATGGCCATTCTTTACAACCTGTTGTTGATTCAGGAGCTATAACTATATAATCTGTTTTTGTTGCTTTTGGTTTTGGAATAAAATTTATACCATAATTTAACTCTTTAAATTCTAAACCTAAAATATCAGATGCAGTTTTTTGTAAAGGTTGGGATTGAATATAATTAGGATAATATTCAAAATTATCCCACTTTCCACTCTCTCCTCTTATCCATCCTATTTTATATATTACGTGACATTCTGTTGATTGTCCTGGTTCTATGAACTCAATGTCTTTATAAGTATCTAAACCTTTAAACCATTCGTTATGAAATGTACTTAAAATTACTTTACAATTATGTTTTTTTGCAAATTCTACAGCATATGGAGTCCAAGCAATAGTATCACCAATACTCTTTGATTCTAGTCCAATTAATACACGTTTATCAGTAAGATTAAATTCATCTACAATAGTTCCATTAACTTTAATTTTCCATTTAGTATAGTATTTTCGACTACATAATGTCCACATATTATTTGTAATAGTACTTTTATGAACAACATTATCATTTTCGTCTAAAAATTCAACATCATATTCTTCATCGTTATCGCCTATAATTTCAACTTTAGGACCATCAATATAACTAACTTTTATTTCATTTTTTTGAGGAATATAAGGATACTTTTGATTAAATTCTAATATTGTTTTTAAACCAATTTCACCTATTTTTTCCCAACTAAAATCTCTTCTAATTTCTTTAGATTCTTGTAATGATTTTTCTTTAACTTGGTCATAAAATTCATAAGTAAATCTTATTTGTTGAGATAAATGATTAAAATCAGGTTCATAATAATTACCAGGAAGATCACTCATTTTATATCGAGCATATGAATTAGTATCTGCTGGTTTTTCTTCTAAAATATTTACTGGTATTCCTTTGCCTTCAGCAAATTCTAATTGACCAGAACAATTAGAATAAATAGATGGTATTCCACAAGCCATTGCTTCAATTAAGGGTAAATTCCAACCTTCAGAACGAGCACAAGATACAAATACATTACATGATTTTAATATTTTAATATAATCCTCTCTTGATGGAAAGTGAATAATTTTAACACGTGGGTCTAATAAATTATAATGAGCTAACCTTTCTTCTGTAGTTTCAAACCCATCCATATCTTTACCCCACATATTATCTATTGATATAATTAAATCAACAGGTTCATCTTTATCAAAAGTTTTAAGAAATGTTTCAATAATTTCTTTGGTTGATTTTCTATAGTCCCATCTTCCTGCCAAGAAAAATTTAAACCTACCATCTGATGTTAAGTCATGAGTTGTTTCTTCAGGATAAAATGTATGAATATCAACACCTTCAGGAACAACTTTAACTTTATTAGGGTCATATCCTTGAGCAATAGAACAATCTCTTTGCCATTTTGAAGGGACCCATAATTCATCATATTCTTTTAATTTATTAAAAAATTCTTCTGGTTGAAGAGTTGATTCCCAAACATTATATGCTATTTTTGGTCTATTATATTTCTGATAGAATAAATGGTGATTGGTTTCGTTTAAAATTAAGTCAATATCGTAATTAAATTCTTTATTTAGAGAAGAATATATTTTAAAATCTTCCATTTCTCTATTATTGTTCCAAAGAATTTGTTTATATAAAAGAGATTTATCTAGATTATCTAAATATTTTTCTCCATCATGACAGGTTTCATTGTAGCCATTCCATGATTTTCCAACAGTAAAATTTCGAACTTTTAACTGTATATGTTTAGATAATTCTCTAAAAAAATCTCTAGTGTGATTATTATAACCAGTAGTTCCTACATAAGAACAATGGGTTTGGATTTTTAGTTTATTCATAACTTATAACATTTCTAGGTATATCATTAATAATATCGTTGTATTCTATAATTTCATTATTAAATATAACTTTAAAAGAATTAACATCTGTTTCAAATCCTTGAGGAACTAAATTTTCTATATTATAAATTTCTTTATCATTAAATACAACTTTTAAATCACCTTCTTTTATATCATAAACAACAAAAGAAAATCTATTTGTCCAATTATTACTAAAAAATATTTTATAATTTTCACTTTGAGAATAATTAAATAAGTCATTATTACATCCATTTATATATGTAATTGAATCTTCAACAGGAAATTCTGATTTTATCATGGGTATATCTTCTAGTAAGAGCTCAATAAAATCTTCAGCAAAACCATATCTTTGTATATATAGATCTTTATCTATTTTACTTAAAAATTTTATTAAATTTTCTTTATCAAAGCTTATAAAAAGAGGCGACACATTCCATTGATCAAGAGGATCATTAGGATTTATAGTATGGTAAGTAGTATTTGTTTTATTATTTAATATATCTTGAGTTAACTCGTTTGATATAATTATATCATAAGTAATATGATAAAAAATATCATAATTAAAAGTTAATGCTATTTCAGAAAGTTTTTTTATTTGATATATTGCTGCCCATCCATAATCATCTACATCTCTATGAAGCATAATTTCTTTATTATAAAGATTAACTTGTTTCCACCAAAATGTATTAGCTCTTTCTGGCCACCGTAAAAGGGGGTTTTCTTTAGTTTGAAAATAAAAATCAAAATAATTTATTATTTCTGGTTCAAGAGAAATAAAACTATTAACCATTACATCTACTCCTAAAGATTTTAAAATTTTAACATTTTCTACAAGAATATGAACTTTTTCTGGAGTATTACAAAAAGTGCTTATTAAAGCTATTTTTTTCATATTTTATATTGAGAGTAATTTGTTTGTTTAAATAATTCTCTATTATTTTCATCAAATTCAATATTTATTTTTACTTCATTATTAACTAAAATTAAAATTGAATTAATTTCTTGAATATCACCAATTATATCCATACTCCAATTAAATTTTTTAATATTTTCAAATGATAATATTTTTTTATTATTTATAATAAAATTTACATTTATTGGGTTTTTATCTACATTATTCCAAACAAGTGCATAAATTTTATCTTCTTTAGTATTATAAAAAGGAATAGCCCAACAGTTATGACCTTTTTCTAGTATATCATCTGATAATGAAAATTGAATTTTATTTTTAACAATATTATAATCTTTAATATAAACTGTATTATTATTTAGTTTAATTATATCATTAGTAATTTTTTCATTGCATTTTGAAGTACTTTTTAACAAAATTTCTAAAAGTTTTTCTTTATCATATGTAGTAAGCATTTCATCAATTTTATCAACTTTAAAAGACATAAAATTATGAATGGGCCAAGATATATTAGATTCACGACTTTTTTCTTCTTTTTGTATTACAACATTGTCATAATTATCTAGTAATTTAGAATTATCATAAATTTCAGATAAATCATTTATTATAGTATCATACTCAATATAGTGAATTTTTTTATATTTAAACATCTTAGCAAATCCTAATCCAAAAATTAACAATCTATAAACGGCAAGATAAGGACTAAATTTACTAACATAAGTTGATAATATTGTCATGCTGTTTGTTGGAGAAAACCAGGGTTGATTTAAGTATTTTAAATCGGTTATTAAATCATTATTTTTATCATAAAAAGTATAATCAACTTTTTGTGAGATATATTTAGGAATTTCAGTATGACTAGATATTAAAATATCATATTCATTTCTACATTTTTGTAATGAATTAATACAGTCATTTAAAATATTTTCTCTTCTATCATCTGGACAATATGCACAGATTAATATTAATTCTTTCATAATTTTATTACTGGTGTTTCTAATTATTTTTATTTTTGAATAAGACCAATTCCACCCCAATCTGAGTCTGCCAAGAACCATGTTTTTTCTCCTTGTAATTCATTCCAGAAATAATCAACATAACATCCTTGACGATGGTGGGTTTCTGTACCTTTAATGTCGTGAAACCCAATCCATCCTCCTGGTTTTACAAACTCTTTATACATATGGTAATCTAATTTTACTCCTAAGTGTGAGTGATCACCATCAATAAATAAAAAATCTAATTTTTTATCTCCTATAATAGATTTAACAGAATTATACATGGATTCAGCATGAGAATCTCCATCTAAAATATGAACATTTGATCCTAAACTAAAAAGTTTGTTATTTCTAGCTTGAATGTCAAAATTATTTACACCCCAGGGTCCATGAGCCCAATCTACACTTACTCTAAGACCATCTGGATCTGATACTCTACTCCAACATACAAATGTTCCTCCTTGATCTGTGCCAATTTCCATAAAATTTTTTACTTTTAATTTTTTTACAAATTCAAGAGCATTTTCAATTTCATATGGATTTTGTAGCATTCCTAAATGATATGCTTCATCAATAATTTCTTTATTAGTCATAATTTAATTTTAATATATTTTAATTAGGGTTTACTCCATTTTCACAATAACGACACATATCATAACAAGTATTTAACTTAGGGACTATCTCTTCGTAACTTTGTGTAAACATATTACCTAAAATATAACTTAAAGAATAATCCATACAGCATAGAGATACATCTCCATTAGGAAGCACTACATTATGATATAAATTTTCTAGACATCCACAAGTTTTTGGTAACTCACCATGATATACTGACCTGAATAATTCTTTTACATTTAATAATTCAGGTTTCATAATAGCTTCACCAATTAAGTTACCAGCTCTTGACCACATTTCTGGGTTAGGAACACGATCAAATACATGTTTAACTGATTCGTGAACGGTTCCCATAGACATTAAATAAAACGGGTTAAAAGTATCTCTGTATTTTCCAAAAGTTTCAATTACTTCTATGTAACGAGGAGTAATAGGATGTTTTGCCATTCTCTCTTGATCAGGCAAATGTAATACAAATCCAGCATTTGGTCCATTGTCAAATTTAATGTCTTTAATCTTTTCTACATCTTCTACTGTCATTCCTACAGCTGTTGTAAATGCTGCTACTTTATAGCCTTTTTCATAAGCATGTAGCAGCATATCAGTACAGTGTCTATTAGTCCAAGGTTCTGTAAATCCAGCAAATGTAATTCTAACATCGATAGGAATTTTATCTAGTATTTTTTTAAAATCCTCTAAAGATAAGTGTTTAGTTCCATTATAATTTTTAACTAATGTTCTTTGAGGACAAAATATACAATCAACAACACATCCTTTTTTAGGAAGATTTGTTGTAAATTCCATAGTAGCATATGGCGTTATTTTCCAATCTTGATTGATCATAAAAGCATATATTGATCTGCTCTTTTAGTTTCGTCTGAAAGATCAGTCATTGTTTTTAAAATTTTAGGATCTACTAAATCTGGGTTTACCCACCAATCTTCAAATGGACTATTTTTATCTGGAGAAATATTTCCTACTACTCTTACATAACCTAAAGATTCTAAGAATTTTCTTGAAAGTCTTCTATAATCTACAGAATGATTTAAATAATAATCATGCTCAAAAGTAATTATTCTAAATTCATATTTTTCAAAAGGAATTAATAATAAAGTATTGAACGTATTTTCAGCAGGTTCTATGTCTAACTGTAGGTAGTCTATAACTGTGTCTAAGTTATTTTCTATAAATAATTTTTCATAGTTAGTTTTCAATGCGTCTTGTAAAATACATTTATTATTCCGTTTAGAATTAAAACTATTTACTTCTTCTTCATTAATTTCTAAAGATACTCCTGTCCACCCAAAATTTTTCTCTAAAAGAGCTGTGTTACTATTATGAAATGGATCTGCTGCTCCTATTTCAACATAAGTACCTTTTTCCTTTCCATCAAGTATAGATAAAATAAATAAGTCTTGATATGTTTGAGAATAATTTTTTTCAATTTTTTCTGAATTTTTAAATTTATATCTTAATTTTGAATGATTTTCTTTTGTGTAATTCAATATAGGACATAAAGTTCCGTTAATTTTAGCTAAGTTACTATAACAAGCCGTAACAAATTCATCACGCATTGAAAAATTATCTAAAATATGTCTAAATAAAGTTCTAGATTCATCCCAATACCCTATCCACCATCCTGCTACAGCTTTTTGAAAAATTAAAGCATATTCACCAGGAAAATCTATATCAGTTAATGTAGATTTAAGATTTTTTAGTTTATCTAAACCTTGAACCGCAGCTAAATAAGATTCCTGCCATTCATTTTTTACTTGATGATCATAACTTAAATGATAATAGGCTTCCGGTCGCTCTCTATCAAAAGTAATAGCATTTAAAATTGCTCCTCTTACAGAATGTGGCCTACCTTCTAATCCTTTTAAACATAACGCTACTTTAATTAAAGATTCATAGGTCAAATCTTTATTTTTATCAAGACTATATTCTGCTGCTCTTAAAAATAATGTTAAAGCAGCCGATTTATGTTCTTCTTGATAATATTGTTCTCCAAACCAAAGATTAGATTCAGGGTCGTAAGGTTTTTCTATAAAGTTTTTTAAAATTTTATCCATTAATTAGTTCCTCCACAACATTTTCTGGAATTTTTAACGCAAAAGCAGCATTATCATGAAATCCATAGGTAATTATTAAATCATTTTCAATAACCGCAGCCCCACAAACAAACTCAATTCTACCTGTCATAAACTTAAATACATCTGAGTATTTTACTATGTTCCAATTTTCATCGTATGCTAAAATTCGATGATTATAAATACCATCTTTATTATTATTTTCATTTTGCCAAAAATCTACTTCATGAACAACACACAAATAATAATCTTTCCATTTAACTACTGATGATCCTCCTCGTAAATCGTAATTTTTATTAATTTCTCTAAATTCTCCTAAAAATACGGTTTCACTAGTTCCATTAATGGGATCTACTTTTACAATTTCTGCGGGGTTAGCCCATTTAACATAATGGTAATCCATATCATTTATAGGCATCCAGTTTTTTTCACAATATGAATCAGGATTATTAGGAGGTTCTATTCTAACTCTAGAAATTTCATTAGCTGATTCTAAACTATCTATTTCAGAAAGTTCCATTCGACCTTCTCCGTTAGTTTTTGTGTCTCTTCTAACTCCGGTTATATATAAATTGCCTCCCCAACGAACTACTCTAGCATCTTCTAAACCAATAAAATCCCACACCGGTATAATATCTAATTCTGATGTGTCTACTTGTTTATATGAATTAATTTCTAAAGTTGTAGGATCTAAAGTACATAAAAAATTGGTTGTTCTTAAATGAGGATCATTTTCTGGATGAAGATAAGCTAAAGGTCCCCAACGTCCTTGAAATTTTTGTTCATTTTCACAAAGATAAAGAATATATCCTACATTTCTTAAGTTAAGTAAAATAGTACCATCATTGTCTACAAAAATAGAAGGATTACATAAACCTGTTCCTTTACTAACAGTAGAAGGAATTTTTAAATGAGATACGTAACCTCCTTTGTCTAAAACTAATTTAACTAAATTACCTATCATTTTATTTAAAGTGTTCACCTCCAGCCCACAATACTAAACTTTTTCTTAGTCCAGATGCTACGGGTGTTACTCGATGTTGTAAAAATGAAGGAAATAAAATTACAGCTCCTTTTTTATTAGAAACTTTTAAAGAATTAGATCCTGTACTTACTTCTAATATACCTCCAGTATATTCTGAAGAGTCAGATAATTGTACTACAACGGATACTTTACGATGTGAAATAGCTCCTGGGCCAATATCTATATGCCAATTATAATGACCTCCTCCACCTCTATACTCTGTGTATTGGATATCATCTAAAATAGAGTAAAGATTAAATTGCCAAACGTTGTTAGCTTCTTTAACGCAACCCATTAAACGATCATAAACCCATGAAGTTTCTTCACTAGGATTCATCCATTTAATAGTACTATTTCTAATTGATTTTGGGTCTCCAGATATAGTAGTAGCTTGTTCAAATTCATAATTTTTTGAAAGATCAAGAATTTTGTCAACTTCTTCTGAAGAAAATCCATTTTCAAACCAATAATAATTAGTTTGGTCTACCTCTAAATGAGGTTCAAATATAGGTCTAGAATACATAATAATATTATTATAATAACTTTTTTTTAAATATCCAAATTATTTTGTTAAATATTGTTTTTCGTTAACGGAGTACTTTAGTATTTCTTCACCCCACAGTTTAAGATACTGTAAGTGTTTATACATTCTTAAAACATTTGTTTTCTTTAACTGTGAAATGAAAGGTTCCTTATTAAATAAATTTAATCCAAATCCTACTTCTAACCAGCTTAATAATCCAAAAGGGTGATTTTTAAAATCATCTATTTGATATGTTGATTTTTCCCAATGAGTAAGCTTACTTTGCAGACTAGGGGGAGTAGTTGTGGTGGATTGATATTCCTTCCAAAAAGGTGTATCTCTTCTTTTTGTTAAGTAGTGAAAGTATAAAAAATCTAAAACATCATCATTCATTTTATTTGTGTATTCGTTATACTGTTTAATGAAATCTTGATTATAATTTTTTAATTGTGTATCGTTAAGAACCCACAATTGATTAATAGCGTTAAAAATAGAGGTTGCTTCAATAGGTTCTGTAAATGCTGAACTTAATCCAATAGCTATACAATTATTAATCCAGACTTTTTGGTAAGCACCTGCTTCAAAGTTAATATTATTTACTATGTTTATGCTGTGTCCTAAAAGTTCTTCTACTTCTAACTTAGCTTCTTCAGCTGTGATGTAATTTTTATCAAAAATATAACCACACCCAATTCGGTTTTGTAAAGGAATTTGCCACATCCAACCGTTTTTCATACAAATAGCTTTAGTGTACGGTTCGATTTTATTATCAAATTGAGGTATTTGAAAAGCAATAACTGTATTAATTTTAAGTTGTTCTGTGTATGATTTCCATGGAGATTTAAATAAATTACCAATAAGTAATCGTCTAAACCCACTGCAATCAAATACAAAATCACATTCTACTTCAGTGTCAGGCAATACAATTTTTACAACATTACCTTCAGAATCTTGAATAAAGTTACTAACAACCCCTTCTACTCTATTAACTCCTCTTTCTTCTGCTTTGTTCCTTAAAAATTTAGCAACTAAATGTGCATCAAAATGATAAGAGTAGTTTGCAATTTGACTTGAACCATCAATTTTACCGTCGATAAAAGGTGCTTTATTATTACGTGCTAACTGTTCGCTTATTTCCCCTAAGAAAATAGGTGTGTTGTTTTGATAATGGTAACCAAAAAATTCATTTACTAATTCACCTTCATCGTCATAAGCAAAATTAAATTTCTGGTGAAGAACACTGAATGAGTGGAAGTAGTCTTTATTATCACCGTTCCAATTATCAAATAAAATTCCTAGTTTATGTGTTGCGTTTGTTTCTTTTACAAACTCTTGTTCGTCAATCTGTAAAAATCTTAAAAATTCAACCAGTGTAGGAACTGATCCTTCACCTGCTCCTAAAATACCAATAGCTTCACTTTCAATTAAAGTAATTTGAGATTCGGGTAGAATTTTATTTATGTAGAGAGCGGTTAACCATCCTGCGGCTCCACCTCCTACAATTGCAACTTTAGAGAGTTTAGACATAGTTTTAATCTAACCCGTATTTGATATACTTATCCCATACTCGTTCGTGAAGGAAATACAGTATAATTTTTGTAACAACTTCAATACCTCCTAAAATAGCACCTATTTCAAAGCTACCGGTAATAAACCAACTTACTAGCACCGTATCTATTGTACCAAGCACCCTGAAGGTAATTGCTTTAGCTATTTGTCTTTTATAATTTGCCATCGTTTCGTAACTGTTCTCTTATTTTAGTTGCTGAGATTTCTTTAATTTCTGTTGGAGGTACATGTTCTATAATTTCATAACCTACTCCTCTTCCATAGTTAACTGATTCAATGTCTGGAATGATTGATATCATGATTTTGCCTTCTTGAACTAAGTCTAATAGTTCATTGGTTAAATTATCTAATACTTGTTTAGGAGTATATGGGTTATTTTCGTCTGTAGGCACGTCTCGGATTGCTAACCAAACCTTTTTACCTTCGTTTAATCTTTGATCGATCAACCATCTATGACCATCGTGCCAAGGTTGCCATCTACCAATAAAGAGAGAGTACTTCATCTATAGTTTTATTTGTTGTGTCTAACATAACATCATTTTTTCCAATTTCCAAATCTTCTACAAAAAATTGTTCTTTTCCTCTAACTTCACTTGTGTAAACATAAAAATATTTTATGTCTAAGTCTAACATTTGATCTCTAATTTCTTGATAAGGTGACACTACAGACACAATTACATCAAAGTTTTTATGGTCTAAAAATCTAACTATATTGTTTATTAATGTTAAATTCTTTATTCTTCCCTCTTTTGAGTAATCTTTATTGTTAAATACATTTCGCACATCGTCTCCATCAACTTGTATGCCATTAATACGCAAGTTTAGCGCGTTAGCTAACGTTGTCTTACCTGCTCCAGGCTGTCCATAAAACCACAATATCATAATCTTGCTATTACACTCAAACCGTCAAATGGCCAGCAATAAAAGTTAGGAAGATCCATAATAGCCTGTAATTCAGGTACAACTATAGCTTCATTTTTTTCATAAAAAGTGTATACTTGGTCAACATAATAGTCCTCAACAGATACAGTATAGGGTATTGTCCATGGTGAGGGGGGATTAAAGTTTACTACATACTTGTCATATATTTGTTGTGCTGTCATTAGAATGTTAATTTAGTGTAGTTAAACAATTCAAAATCTTTATCATATAACTGCTCTACTTTTTCTGCTCTTTCCTGACCTAGAGAACCTGTGTAGTAGTTTTCCCACTCGTTTCTATTTGAAGTAGTGTTTAAAGTAGGTAAAGTTGTTGATATATTTGCTTCTGGATTAGCTAAGTTGATTTTATCTGCTATTGTTGACCAGTCTGTGTTAATAGTTTCGTATTTGTAAATTTCATCAACTTCAACAGCGTAAGTATCGTGATTACATACAAACCACCATTGGGGTCTTAAAAGTATAAATGTATTGTCCCACCAGTTTTGCGGTTTATTTAATAACTCATCTAGATTTTCATCAAAACTTCTATTCCAGTTGTATATCTGCTTCATAAAAAAATATGAAGATATATAACGGTCATATGGATTTCTAACAACAGAAAAACTATAATAATGTGAAACATCAATGCCGTTAATAGCTTCGTCAAATACACACTTACTGTATCTAAGATGTGTCATAGGTAATGTAAGCTGTCTTTCAGTAGCTAATAAATTATGAATTGAGGTTGATGCTGTTTTTGTAACCTGTACAAATATTGTATTTATGTGATCGTATACCATATTAAGTTATTTTTATCATTGTTGAATTATCAGAAACGCCTTGATAGTTATATTCTTTATTTCCATTCCAAGGATAAGTGTCTCTAGGGGTTCCGCCAACTGCTGGGCTGCTTACTACTAATGTAGAATTAAAATATTGTCCTGTTAATGCACTGTAATTATGACTCAATAGTCCTCTATAGTTACTTGCTAGTGTTGTTGTATCTCTTAAAGTTATAGCACTTGTACTTGGATTTAATTGATACCAACGAATTACAGTATTACTATTATCGCTAACATATGAAACAGTAAAATTAGTTATATTTGAAGTAACAACTCCAGCAGCATTTACTATTTGTGTGTCTGCCATTCTTTCAACATGTATACGTTCACCGCCATTGTTAAATAAGGTGCCGGGTCCAAATAATGTATATGTGGTACTATTCAATAAGTTAAATGCGTTAGTACCGGGGTTATTAGTGTATATTCTCATGTATACATACCAGTTACCTCCTGAAAGGTGATTCCAGGCAATAGCCATATAATTATTTGTACCGTCGTTATAAATAATTGTGCCCCCAAATGCTCTCATTCCAGGATTTTGGAAAGCATCCCATATTTTAAAGGTAGTCATGTTAGATGTTAGTACAGTTCCGGTTCCATTTAAATTAACATCAAATTTTGCAATAACCATTGCTGAATTGTATGGACCTGGATCTCCCCAATACAGGTAAAATGAATACATTTTATTATTTATGTTGTCCCAGGCTAATGCAGCTTGCATATTGTCACTTTGTACAACATAATCTTGATATTGGCCAGGAGACATTAACGTTTGAGTGGCCATTGATGAAATAGTACCTCCATTTCTTTTAATGAATATAACCATATTTCCTTGCCATTGTCTGTTAACTAAAATTGCAATAACATCATAATCAGCTGTTTGATTTCCAACATATAAAGCGTCTTCTGGGTTTACGAAAGCATTATCTAAAACTGGAAAACCACTTGAAATTTGAGCTACGTAACCAGGGTTGTTAGCAGGACTAATATAATTATATGCCCAAGCATACATTTGTACTTGTAAGTTATAATAACCACCATCATTTGTTGTTGCTACCATTCCATACCCAGATGTAGTATTTAAAACTGGTGACCAAGCAGCTCCAATTGCTCCTCCTACAGGAATTGTATCGTAAGTATGATTACTAGCTAAAATTGACATGCAATTACTGCTTTGTAAGGAGGATCCTGAAATTGCGTAAATTGTTACTCCTGGCCGCCATGCATTAGAACAGCAAGCACTAGCGTAGTATCGTACTCCTGTAGTTGTATTTACAGATAGTAAATGTCCATGTAAGTCTCTAGTTGTACCTACGTTAGGAGCACCATAACTTAATCTATCTGATGGGCATTGATTACCATATATACCATAATTAAATGTATTTGCAGATCCATTTGATATATTTGATTTATAATATGAAGAATAATTTGTAACTCCATTAACATCTCTTCCATAAAACCATGGTATTCTTAAATTAGTAGTTGTTGATGGTAATGGGGGAGTTCCTGATAAATTGCCCGTGTCTATAACATTATAAACATCCTTCATACTTATTCGAACTTTACCAGTTCCACTTAAAGGACCTTGGTTTAATCCTAAATAAGCACCTACATCTCCTAAAGAAAAATTATAGTTTTGTACACCTGCTGGTTTTATAAAAGCCATTACTTATTTTTTAGTTTATCTTCTAAGTTTTCAACTTTAATCATTAATTCTTTTATAGCTTCAATTAAAAGAGCTGACAAGTTACCATATGCTACTGCTTTCATACCTGTTTCTGGGTCTATTTTTACAACTTCTGGTAATACTTGTTCTACTTCTTGTGCTATAACTCCTGCTAATCTGTTTGTGTCTGAACCTAAATCTGGTCTTGTAAATGTTACTCCGTTGATCTGGCGAATCTTATTTAATGCATCAGCTATATTTTCAACATTAAATTTCATTCTACTATCTGAGAAAGCAATAATATCACCTACTGCAAATATTGAAACACTTGCTGGAGGTGCTGTTGCCCATCTTACATCTATAGGATAGTTTGCAGGTGTATTACCTCCTACTACTAAAGCACTAGCACCTCCAGTTATAGCTAAGTCTCCAGATATATTAGTATTACCTGTAACATTTAAATCAGTTCCATTAAACGTTAAGTTAGTTTCACCTTGAATTGCTGTAGAACTTACTGCAGTTAATATATTATTATCTGTTGTGTTAGTATATGATGTAATACCAGCATTTGAACCAGTTGTACCTTGAGGACCTGTTGGACCTGCACCACCTGTTGAACCAGTAGTACCTTGTGGACCAGTTGGACCTGTTCCACCAGTAGAACCTGTTGTTCCTTGAGGACCTGTTGGGCCTGTACCTCCTGTTGCACCAGTTGCGCCTTGAGGACCAAAAGGACCTATAAAACCTTGAATACCTTGTATACCTTGAGCTCCTATTAAACCTTGAGCGCCTATTGCGCCTTGAGCTCCTATTGCACCTTGAGGACCTGTTGGACCTGTTCCTCCAGTTGAACCAGTAGTACCTTGTGGACCTGTTGGACCTGTTCCACCAGTAGAACCTGTTGTTCCTTGTGGACCAGTTGGACCTGTACCACCTGTTGCTCCTGTAGTACCTTGAGAACCTGTACCTCCAGTAGCACCAAATATACCTTGAATACCTTGGATACCTTGTGGACCTATAAGACCTTGAGCTCCTATTGCGCCTTGAGGACCTGTTCCTCCAGTTGCACCCGTTGTTCCTTGAGGACCAGTTGAACCTGTATTACCAAATATACCTTGGATGCCTTGAATACCCTGAGCTCCAGTTGGACCTGTTCCTCCTGTTGCACCAGTTGCGCCTTGAGGACCTGTTGAACCTGTGTTACCGAATACACCCTGTATACCTTGTGCTCCAGTTGGACCTGTTCCTCCCGTCGCTCCAGTAGCACCTTGTGGACCCGTAGATCCAGTGTTACCGAATACACCTTGAATACCTTGTATACCTTGAGCACCTGTTGGACCTGTTCCTCCTGTTGCGCCTGTAGCGCCTTGAGGACCAAAAGGACCTATAAAACCTTGTATACCTTGGCGACCTTGAATACCTTGTGCGCCTATAAGACCTTGAGCACCTATTGCACCTTGAGCTCCAATCGCACCTTGAGGACCTGTTGAACCTGTATTACCAAACACACCCTGAATACCCTGGATACCTTGAGCTCCAGTTGCACCTGTTGTACCTTGTGCTCCAGTTGCGCCTGTAGTACCTTGTGCTCCAGTAGCTCCTGTTGTGCCTTGAGAACCTGTACCTCCAGTTGCTCCAAATATACCTTGTATACCTTGTATACCTTGAGCACCTATAAGACCCTGAGCTCCTATAGCACCCTGAGTTCCTGTTACACCTTGTATACCTTGTATACCTTGAGCTCCAGTTGTACCTTGAGTACCTGTAGTACCTTGTGTACCTGTTATTCCTTGACGACCTTGAATACCCTGTGCACCAGTTGGACCAGTTCCACCAAATATACCTTGGATACCTTGAATACCTTGTGCACCAGTAGCACCAAAGACACCTTGTATACCTTGGATACCTTGTGCGCCTATAAGACCTTGAGCACCTATTGCACCTTGAGCTCCAATTGCACCTTGAGGACCTGTTGGACCAGTGTTACTCT